AGATGCTCAAGCTTTACAGGCTAAACAAACATTTGTGTGGAACGATAAAATAATGCTTTGGGGAACAGACGAACTTGTTGTTTACACAGGAGATGCGGCTGATGTTGACGTTTATTGCACATACATTGAACAACAATTTGCATAGGGTAAATTATGAGTGGATTAGTTGAGTCAACTGCAGATGCACGATCTAAAACAATAGGTGGAAATTTTAGAGTAAGAGCATGGGTTCGTTGGGATGCTTCTGGTACAATAGATAAAAAAAGGAATGTTTCGTCAATAGCTCATAACTCAACAGGAGAGTTTACTATAAATTTTACAACTAATATGAAAGACGCTCTTTATGCAGTAGTCGGCATGTCTACCGATGACAGATTTTTGACTGTCCACGGTAATGCCCCAACTAAAAGTTACATTAGAGTACAAACGACACATTACAATGGTAATCGATACAACGAACTTTATAACTCATTAGTAGTTTTTGAATAAATATGAAAAGAATAATATACCCAAATGAGAATGGTTCTATTTCAGTTATGACTCCAACTGGTGAATTATCTGACGAAGAAACGGCTAAAAAAGATGTGCCTACTGGAGTAAAATATAAATTTATAGATTCTTCAGATTTGCCAGATGATTATGAGTTTTTCAATGCTTGGGAATATGACTTTGATAAAAACGGACATGACGGAGTCGGTGCATGATTACGATTAACCTAGATAAAGCAAAAAACATCACAAAAGAAAGACTTAGGTTTGAACGCAAACCACTACTAGAAGCACAAGATATTTTGTTCATGCAAGCACAAGAATCTGGTGCAGACACAAAAACAATCGTAGCAGAAAAGCAAAGGCTTAGAGACATTACTAATACAGTTGATTCCTGCACTACAACTGATGAACTAAAAGCTATTAAGTGTAAGTGAAAAAGGTAAGTACACTAGCGATAATCTTCCTGTTCATTATCACCGCCTGCACGACAGAGGAAAAGATCGTGAAGGTCCGTGCTAAATATTCTGGGGACCACACGACCGCACAGATCCGGGGCATGTGGCATATTTGTTATCAAAGTAGAATGAGGTCAGCACCACATTTTCCCCCACCCTTTCACATGGAGCATTGTGATTGCGTGATTGACAAAAGCAGAGAAGCCTATTCCTCTAAATATTATAAAGGGGCAGACACAGATAATTTGACTCGTTTTTTCACTGAAGCATCAATAGCTTGTGACCAAAGATCAACGCAGGCAGTCCCGGAGCCAACATCAATATGAGTGGACACCACATGAACCCGGCTGATGCACAATACTATAGTTACCCAGCACCCGTAGCAGAGGCGACAAACATGCCAGATTTATATCAAATGGTGATGGACCTGGGCATACCCGCTTGTGTCATCATCGCTGCATTTTGGTTTATCAGATACCAAAGTGAACTAGCAAAATCAGAACGAGAAGAGTTCTGGAAGAAGGACGAAGAGCATGATGCTCGTTTGCTCGACATGATCGAGAAAAGCAGTGATGCGATACTACAGATTAAACTAGCTTTGGAGGCTAACACGTTGGCAATCAAGGAACTAACCAGCAGGAAGTAATGGCAGAGACGATAGAAAAGATTACGAGGACAGATCCTCCCAAGGAAAGTAAAAAAAGTGACAAACCGGTATACACCGTTACAGAAAAGATTGTATTACGGAGAGCCTCGTTCCGCTTTCTTCTCGCGATCTTAATCCTTGGTATATATGCCTTTACAATATACAGCCTTATGTATCATCCAACGGAAATGGATGACAAGACTTCGACACTTCTCGTGTCGGTGATTGGAGCCCTGACGGTTCTGATTTCGCAAATCGGTTCATTCATGTATGGAGATCCGAAGAGCGATACTACAGAAAACGGGAATGGCAACGGTGACACGCCACCCAAACTAGAGCAACGTGTGGACATAACCGCACCTAAATAATAAGGAAGACTATGTTAGTTGGAATGCTAATGAATGCGATTCAAGGACTGGTGGCAGACCAGGCTCAATCTTTAATGAAGGAGCATGTGCTTGGTAAGATTACAGAACACCTGGACGAGGATGCTCAAAAAGAGTTAGATGAGCACATCGATAAAATGACCGACAACGGTTTTAAATCTATGAAGGATATGTTCGGATGAGCGACGGACTTTGGGCTAATATCCATGCTAAACGCAAGAGGATAAAAGCGGGTAGCGGTGAGAAGATGAGGACCCCCGGATCTGAGGGGGCTCCCACTGATGCAGCTATCGCCCGTAGCCAGAAGACATCTAAGAAGAAAAAGAAAACGCCTGTCAGTGTGGCGGCTTACAAGAAGATGCCTATGATGGGCATGTTGGAGAAAAGGGGAATGGCGTGAAAGGAATGCTTGAGCAGAGAGGCCTGACACCAGTCATGTCTCCTGCTTGGACACGGAAAGAAGGGCAGAATCCTAAAGGTGGGCTGAACGCTAAGGGTAGGGCGTCCGCTAAAGCACAAGGTAGTAATTTAAAAGCACCAGTGAAGTCTGGAACAAACCCCAGAAGAGTTTCATTTGCGTGTAGGTTTGCCGGGATGAAGGGTCCAATGAAGGACGAGAAGGGCAGGCCGACAAGGAAAGCATTAGCACTCAAGGCATGGGGCTTTGGTAGCGAAGAAGCTGCTAGGTCTTTTTGCCAAAAGCATAAAAAGAGTTGAGTTGCACGAGCTTACAAAAACCTACGAGATTGATGGCAAGTACCATGTACAACCATCGGTAGGCCCTAACAAGGGCAAGACCCTTAAAGTTTTTAATACTGAAGCTGAGGCAAACGCCTGGGCAAAGAAAAGGAGTAACATGACCCCTAAACAAAAGAAGATAGCCAAACAAGCTCCTCCTGCGAATAAGATCACAGGGGCAGACTTTAAGGCTATGCGTGAGTACGAAAAGAAAAGCATGGTCGGTCGTCTTGACGAAGCCAAGAGCGGGATGACTATGGGACAGAGAATGAAGAAGACCAGGGCTAATGAGGAAGAGCCAACGGCAACTATGGCTTATGGCATGGGTAAAAAGAAAAAACCAAAAGCCGTTATGTATGGTGGTGGAATGGGTAAGAAGCCCAAGATGGCAGTTATGACTGCTGATAATAAAAAGAAAACAAAAGAAGAATATTTTGAAACTGCCGAAAAACTGGTTGGGGGCAAAAGATTTTCTGACTACCCAAAAGTTCCAAATAAGAAAAAGAAAAAAGGTCCAATGGCAGCTATGCCACACATGAAAAAGAAAGGACCCATGGCGGCTATGCCCGGATACCACATGCAGAAAAGGGATAAGTATTGAAACTAAGTAAAAACTTTTCTCTCAAGGAACTAACTTACTCACAGACAGCGATCAGAAACGGGATAAGTAACAGTCCTGATGAAGAACAACTCGTTAATCTGACCGCACTTTGTCAACGGGTATTGCAACCAGTAAGAGATAAATACGGTGTAATATCAGTTAGTTCAGGACTAAGAGCCGAGGCCTTGAATACCTTGATTGGAGGCAGTAAAACCTCAGATCATTGTCACGGAAGAGCGGCGGATTTTGAAGTGAAGAGCGAAGAAGTTAGCAACATCGAGTTGGCTAAATATATAAAAGACAACCTTGAATTTAAACAATTAATTCTTGAGTTCTATAATAAAGACGAGGGGCCAAATTCCGGCTGGGTACACTGTAGTTTTGATGCCGGAGGTGACAACAAAGGTGAGGTATTAACCGCAAAAAGAATTGATGGTCGGGTTGAGTACATTCCAGGCCTGGAGGAATAATGGCTAGAACGATAAAGCTAGACACAATTACGCACCCCTCTAACTCAGGGACCGCAAACCAGACGCTAGACTCGTCAGGTCAAACCGCATTCCCTACAGTGGATATTAATGGTGGGTCTCTCGACAACGTCACGATTGGTGCTACTACCGCAGGTGCTGGGACATTCTCCAGTGTAACCTCGCCAACCGTTAAAGCTGGGACTGGAAACTTTATTGTTCAAGACTCTGGTGGCAATACGGCTATAACGGTTGACTCATCGGGAAACACGACCCTGGAAGATAATGTTACGATCAAGGGTAACACAACGATTGGTGATGCAACATCAGACACGTTAACTATTACAGCCACAACAGATGGGTCAAATAACCGATCTGGTATCACGGGCGAGATTCGCATGTACGCAACAAGCTCAGCACCTACTGGGTGGTTGGTTTGTAATGGTTCTGCGGTTAACACTTTTACCTACAAGACTCTTCACGCGATTGTAAGTAACACTTATGGTGGAACCGCTTTTAACGCTGGGGTTACTGACCAGTCTGGAGCAACCACAACATTCAACCTTCCAGACTTTCGTGGTCGTGTTGCTATTGGGGTCAATGGGGAGTCTAATCTTTCTGGTCGTGGGTCTAAAGCTCTTGCTGCTAGTGGTGGTGCAGATACCCACACGTTGACACAGGGCGAGTTAGCCGCCCACACACATACTGGCCCGTCGCATCAACATAGCTTTAGTGCAACGACAGGTGCTGCTGGAAGTCATTATCACCTATTTACGGGTGATGACATGCCTAATTACTCGGACATAACAAGACAAGTAAGTAGTGTAGGGAATTATGATGCTACGTCTGGTAGTGGATCACAAATGTGCGCTTATAAAACCTCTACTGTAGGGAATCACGATCACTCAGTATCTGGCACAACAGGATCTGCCGGGACAGGCGCAACCGGGAGCACTGGATCAGGTTCAGCCCACAACAACTTACAGCCTTATCTGACTGTAAACTACATCATCAAAACCTAGTATGGCCCAAGAGACCCAGAACAACTTCTCTGGGGGCCTGAACACTAGGTATCCCGCCCACCAGATAGGTGAAAACCAGGCGACAGAATTGACTGATGTGGATCTTTCTTACGGGGATCTGCGTGGCGATTACGGTATGGCATCCGGGGGTTTCCAGGACTACTACTATGAAGAGGGTGGTACATGGGTTTCTAACAGTGGGTTCAACCCAACTATTGCTGTGACAACATGGCCTTATTCCGGCAACAACGTAACTCAGTCTATCTCTGCGAACTCAAACTTTTTTAGTGTAGTAGAGATCGGCACCAACTCCGTGATTACAATCAATGACGGTGTTGTTCTTGAGATAATCGAGTTTACAAACGGCGTGTTTGGGGCAAACTCATTTGTCGAGTATAACCAGGACCTTTACATCTCAAGGTCAAACTTTGATATAACAGCTACATATAGTAGCTCAAGCAATACGACAACACTGGCCACGGGTGACGACACCTTTAAACTTCAGGTCGGTGATATTGTCGAGAAGCTTGATGCAAACGGTGCAGTAGAGGCTGACATCGTCGCGAACTCATTTATTACCGAGGTTGATGATGTCGCAAACACGGTGACGATAAACAACCCCG